TGCAGGGTCAGATGGCGGTCTGTGCTTAAAAGTGCTTTTAGTAAATTGAAAAGCTGCGTGTTTCCGGCAATAACGGCAGCCTTAACGTAATCCTGTAAGACCGTTATCGGGGCCACGGCTTCGGGGCCTGCTTCCCCGCCGCCCAGCAGACCGTTTCCATTTGCCCCGAAAATAGTCGGCTGTGTCAGCACACCACCTTTGGCATACCATTGAATATCAAAATGCGGTACAGACGGTGGATTAAGGCTAAAATTCCCCCATACGTTCAGGTGTGGCATTTTGATATGAGGAAATGACAGTTCCCCGCTAAAAATACCTCTAATAGAATCCCAGATACCGGAAACACGATCCCATATCCCTTGAACTGCTCCAACGACACTATTTTTCATATCTATAAATCTGCCAATTGTATTTTGATAAATACTTGATACGGCATTTTGTACGGGGCCTGGTAATGAGTTCCAAACATTTAATAAATTCTGTCTCAGTCCCTCGCTGTCTCCGGCCATCGCTGATCGCAATGCGCCGTAAAGGCTCCCGGCGGTGTCTCTCATTCCTTGTGTAGCATTTGCAACGTTGTCTTTTAGTGCGTTGAATTTTTCCGAAGCTCCATTTTTAATGTTTTCGACGGTTGAAGATATATTATCGCCTAATGAGTTCCAAGCATTTGACGCTGATGTCTTGATATTTTCCCAAAGTCCACCCAGCCAGCCTGATAAGCCTTCCCATATACCTTTTAGCCAATCAACAACACTGCCCCAATTCATAATTATGGCAATAATTGCCGCTATTGCTGCTATCGCAATGCCTATCGGCCCTGCCAGCCCTGCTATTGCTGGTCCTATAATGCCAATCGTCGCTATAATTCCAGCGATTAGGGGCGCAAGTGTTATCAGTATTCCAACAATTCCTCCCAATGCCACTATAAAAGTTTTTACAGGTCCTGGTAAATTGGCGAACCAATCGGCCACCATTTGAAGTAGTTCAATCAATGGGGGTAAAATTGTATTTGCAAAATTTAAAATTTCTTCACCGATCGGGGCCAATGCGTCCTTAACGGCTCTAAAATTTCCTTCAAGCCTTTCTGTCGGTGTTAAAGCGTCGTCGGCCATTTTTTGCGCAGCGCCCGCAACATCTTGATATTTGCCCTCGACACCTGTCATTGCTTCTATGACCTTTGTTCCTGCGTCCTCGCCCAGGCTCCCGAAAATTTGAGAGATCGCCGACGCTTTTTCCTGCTCGCTGCTCATGTTTGATATTTCCTGACCTAACATCTGGAACAGCTCTTTATTGGTACCGCCCCCTGCTTTCCATGTATCGAACAGTGCCTGGAAATTACCGCCCAGATTCTGAACGGCAGTTTCGATACTTCCGTCTGATACTCGAATACCAAATTCTTTGACCAGGTCGTTTACCTTATCCAGGTTATAGGCGCCGCCGTCAAGCCCGGCCTGCAAGATGTCAAACATTTCATTTGCTGAATAGCCGTTTTCCTCGAATAAGGTGGCGTACTCTGCCAGGTTATCCCCTAATTCGTTGGTTTTATCCAGGCCGTTCTGTGTACCTCGGGCCAGAAAGTCCATTGCGGTTTGTGCGTCCATTCCAAAGGTTGTCATAAGCGCATTAACGCCCCGCATGGATTCGTTCATGTCGATTCCAAATTTATCATCAAGGGTTACTGCCTGGGCCGTTATGCTTTGTAATGTTTCATTGTCCAGGTTTTTGATGTTCTTTTTAACCGTGATAACGGCATCGGCCACGGAATCCATAGAATCACCGATTCCCTGTTCAAAAACATCTTTGACAACGTCCCCTACACCCTGGGCTTCCTCCTCGGTCAAATTAAAATAGGACTTGATCTTCGACGTTGCACTTTGCATGTCGTCGGCAGCTTCAAGTCCTTTTGAACCAATATCCAGAATCTTATCACCGACGCCGGACAATTGGTCCGCGGCTTCGATCATGGTGCCGCCTTTAATGGCTTCACCTACGCCGTCCATGCCCTCCGCCGTTTCGTCGGCCTTTTGGCCCAGTTTATCCAGCTCTTGCCGAACGTTCTCGATACTATTTCCGTCGTCTACCTGGTCAAGGGCATCTTTCATTTTTCCCAGGTCCGTATCTGTCCCCAGGGCTGCTTTTCCTATTTTATTGATTGCCGCGTCCAGCTGGTCCGCTGTGGCTGTTCCATTTCTTATCGCGTTTACGGTCCTGGTGCCTAAAACGTCGGCAAAATCTTCTACACTTTTTCCCGTGGCGGAAAAGAAAGTCTCCAGACGTTTTGTATTTGCCGCCAAACGGTCCTGCTCAGCGTATAACCCGCTTAATTGGCTGATATAGCTGTTTAAACTTCCTTGGGTTGTTTCTACCTGTCGCCTGAACTCTCGGTACTCCTCTGCCCCGATTTCGCCCTTTTTAAAAAGTGCTTCTACTTCTCCCTGAGCTTGTTTAAGAGCGCTCAGCTTTTCCGTTGTAACAGCGATCTGATTGCTGAGCATTTCCTGTTTTTGGGCCACAAGCTCTGTATTTCCGGGATTAAATTTCAGCGCCCGGTCGATCTCTTTAAGCTCTTTTGTTACCTTTATGGACTGGTCATTGATTCCTTTAAGGGCGGTGTCAAGCCCTTTGGTCTCGCCGTCCAGAACAATGGTAATCCCTTTAATTTTTTCTCCGGCTGCCAATGGTGCCACCTCCCTTTTTAAAATCGGTCAAAATCAGCCTGCGTTGCCCTTCGGCTACGCCTTTGTTTTTTCTTTGTTTGCTTATTATTTTCGATGAACTCGTACACGTATTCCATACACATGCCAATGGTCATTCCTTCCATTTCGGCGTCTGTTATGCCTACCTGTTTACATAGGTATTCAAAGGATTCTACCGTTAAAGGAGTGCTGCTGGCGTATGCTTGATCGATTTTTTTTTAAGGTTCATGGTATGGCTGATCAATTCCTCAGCTTCCGGCCAGATTTCAAAGAGTGGGAACTCCTCAAATTGTTCAAGCCATTCTTCCGGGTCCGGTATGCTTTTATCCGCTGTTTTTGCCAGGGTCCATACAATGTCATACATTAGGTCCATTTCAATGTGTTGAATGTCCTCATAGGTCACTTCAGACAGGTCAAAAGCTTTCTTTTGTCCCTCGGTTTCCTGCTCCTCCTGATTTTCCGGTTCTGATTTTTCGGGGGCTTTTCCTGCCCCCATTGCCTTTGCCAGCTTAAGCAGTTCCGAAAAATAGTCTTTATGAAACTGCTTTTTATATTTCTTCGGTGTGGCTGCATTACTTTCCAGCCTTACCTTTTTTCCGTCAATCTCTACTGTTTTCTGCATATTGTCACCTCATTAAGCCGACACTTTTTTCGTGTAGACGGCCTTATACCAATTGTCATAAACTGCCTGTGGTGTCTTTGGTGTCGTCTTGGTTTTAACGTAGGTATCCGACGGGCGCGGGCTTGCCACAAATTTAAGTTCATTGGTGTTTGGTTCTACCGTGTCCGTATTGGTCTTTGAAGCAACGGTCGGACGGCTGGCTGTACAATTATAGAGTACGTGGCGTGTCGCCTTTACATCGCCATCAAATTCAAACATCAGCGCAAACGGGCTTGGCTTTGCGCTCTGGATTTCATTCAGAACATAATCCTGTTCGTCCATCTTTTCCCCCAAACAGTCCTGGGCAAATTGATTCCCGATCTTTGCAATGGTCATTGTTCCATCGTACCCCTGATTGTTCGGCGCACTGTAGTAAAGCATGTCGTCCGCGTAAAATTCAATCATATCGCCGCGGGGTTCCAGGCTGAGTTCTACGGACCCCTGCATTTTTACCGGGTCCGCATAGGTAAAAGAACCATCTTCACCGATGGTAATTTTTGAGTAATACGCATTTTTAAGGCCATACTCAACGGTGTTTTCTACTCTTACATTTTCTTCTGGCATTTTAAATTCCTCCTATATCATGTTAAACTCGTAGGCCGTTTCCTGCATTTTTTCGCTGTCTATAAAAGCGCTGTATTTCCGATAGGTTAAACCTAAATTGTTCAGGGCTTTTTCTATAATGCTTTCAGTCTCCGGGTCTTTTTTAGCTGTATAAAGCTCCACGGTCATTTCCCGAACGGCCTTATAATTGGTATTATCTGCGAAAAGGTCGTCGTTTCCGTCCTCTAAGTAAACCAAATAAGGAAGCAACGGCGCTTGCCCCACTTCCCAACTGTTATAAACAACCGGCAATCCAGTTTCTTTTAATTTCTTGTATAATTCTTCTAAGGTCACTGTTTCACCGCCTTTTTAGCCGCTTTGATAAATTCGTCAATGGCTTCCTGCTCTACTGTTTCTATATGAACAATTGGACGGGTTCGCCCGCCGCCTGCATTGGCATGACCTTTTTCCAGCAAATGGGTCAACTGATAATCGGTCTTATTATGGATAATATAAGGCTTTTTTTCTTTTTTAACCCGCCACCCTTTTCGATATGACCCGGTTAACTTTGGGCTGACCGTTCGCAGCCGTTTCGCTGCTTTCTTCGTTATCTGATCCTTTGAATCCGTCAGGTCCTTTTCAACGGCGGCGGTGTAAGTTTTGAGAGCCTTTGTTATTTCAGCCCCTAAATCAATCATTTTGCCTTACTCCTTTTTTAGTGCCGCATGTCAATTCGATTTCTTCGGTTCCCACCTCAAAGGTTTTAATGACGCTGTAACGTTTCCCCTCAAACTCCACAAGCGGTTCCCCGCTGTATTCGTAGGCGTGAACTGTCAAAATAATTTCTGGCTTAAGGTCAAATTGTTTGGCGTCGTAAAACTCAGAACGCTTCACGGACTGCCTTTTACATAAAATCGTCTGTTTTGTTTCTGCTGCACTCTGGTTTCCGATTTCGTCGGCTATTGTTTCCCCGGGCTGAATTAAGATTACTTCCCAGTTATACATTTTTGTCCGTCCTTCCCCCGTTGATGAAAAGATTATTAAGCCGCCACTTCAAGTGACGGGGCATATCCCCACCACCGTGATTGTTATATCTGAAAACCGCAAAATCCACCAAAAATATCAGGTGGGCGGCATCCTCTTGGTCAAGTGTCAATCCTTGTTCATTTTTTAGCTCTGAAAGGATACCGTTGATGATGGCTTTCAGATAGCTATCCCGGATCGTTGTTCCTGGGGATATACCTAAATTTGCTTTTACTAACGGTAAAGCTTTGTCCGTCATGGCTACCGCCCCCTTTCATTATTCCGCGGCAACCGCTGTGGTTGCTTCGCTTAAAATCACTCCCGAAAATTCACCTGTTCCGGTTGCCTGAACCTTTATAAACTTTCCTTGAACATCTGCTGCTAGTTTCCGTGTCTTTCCGGTTGCCCCTTCAATGTCCATATACTCGCCGTCTGCGGTGTCTGCTGCTTTCCACTGGTAAGAACATGTCGCTCCTACCGGGGTAATATCCGCGGTTAAGGTTTGCCCCACCTGGGCTGTTCCGTTAATCGTAACTGCTTCAAGCGGGGTTTTTACTCCCCCAGTGTCACCTCAACAAAAGCTTCTGGCATGACGGGTTTTCCATCATAGCGGCCCAGTCCGCGAATTGCCGTCTGGTACTCTCTGAACTTCACATGCTCGGACGCGTCTACCCGCGGGCTTTCACGTTCCACTAAAGTATATTTATCAAACACACCAAAAATCAGTTTATTTTCTGCAATATAGTTGCTGAAAACAACGCGTAACCCTAAGAAGTTTGGCTGTGCCAGGTTTGGCAGCGAAACGACGTCTTTCCCTGCCGCGTCGGTATGCAGCGTCAAGGTAGCGATTTTTCCATAATAGGTTTTCCGGTGCATAACGGCCACAATTTCGCCCGTTGCGTCATTTCCAGTGTCAATTTTTCCCAGTAAAGGAATGATTTCTTTATAGTCGGCAGCCACCGTTGCTTTGTTTCCTGTCGGGATTTTGGTTAAAATCCCTTCTGGCTGTTTGGCGCTGGCCCCTTCACCTACTGCGATTGCCTTGTCAACGGCCATTGCAATGCTGCGGGCAATACGTTTTGTCAGGTAGTCGTCAAGGTTAATAATTGGCTGGCTGTCCTCTAACAGGGAATTGTCGATATAAACAATGCGCCCAACCATAAACCCATCAAATTCGACGGCGGTTAATTCTGTGTCGTCGTCCTCTGCCAGGCTCGCCCCGCGCTGTTCAATCCATGTGGCTTCTTTGGTGTCTACGTCAAGAATCAGCTTCACGCGTCCTTTTGCGTACACTTTATCAACTAATGGATAAAGTGTGGTATAATCCCCGATTCTCTCACGAATACGGTTTACGACGATGTCTGGGATAATTAACTCTGCCCCGGTATCGGTTCCTGGTAAAACATTGCCGTTCGCCCGGCGCGCCCTGAGGTTCACTTTCAGGTCATTGTAAAAGTCCACCACCTCACGGGTAAAATATTCTTTGTGTGCTGCTCTGGTTGTATATTCTTTCGCTTTAGTTCTTTCCTGTCCCATTTCTTCTTTTTCTCCTTCTTTCGGTTCTTTTGCTGCAATGTCCAGTAATTCCCTGTCGATTTCTTCGATTTCCCTTTCCAGGCGGCCCATTTCTTCATCGTTGGCGGCTTTTTCTGTCTCCAGCTCTTTTCCTGCCTGGTCCACCAGGTCAATATCTTCCGGGCTTTCTGCTTCCTCTAATGCCTTTTCAAGGTCAGATGCCCTGGTCTTGAATTCCTTATCTTTTTCTCTCAGTTTGTCCAGTTCTCCACGTTTTTGCTCTTTTTTCTTATTCAATACAAGCTGTCTTAACATTTTTGATTCGCTCCTCTACTTCTTTTTTTCGCTGTTCAAGCTGCCTTTTCTGGTGCTGCTTGACTTCATCATGCCGGGCCTGCACGCCTGTCCCTTCATAAGCCGGGAATGTGCAGACCGAAACCTCGTATAGTTTTACTTTTTCCAGAATCCACTTGACGCTCCCATCGTCCCGCCACTCCGTCTTTTCTTTCAAAATATCGAAACCAAAAGAACATTGCGTGACGTCGCCACGCCTGACCCGCTCGTACAGGTTCATGGCGTCCATATCGTTTGGGTTTGTTTTTATGCTCCCCCATAATCCGCGGGCATCTTCCCTAAGTTCAAGCGTTCCGCTGGTGTTTCTTCCCAGCACAAGGGTCGTGTCATGGTTGATTAGCGCCCGAATATCTTCGGACAGGGTTTCGTTAAATGCGTCTGGACTGATTTCTTCATAGGCCCCTGGCCATAACTCTGTTTCCTGGTTAAAAACGGCAAAATAACCTTCAATGACCTTTTCTTCGGTTCCGTCGTCCCGTTTGTGCAAGCCTGCGATTAACGCCGTATCTCCTGTTTTAAAGCTTCTGGTCTGGTATTTACTCTGTCTTTCCATCTTCGTCCTCACCTCCCCATAATTTTTTCTGATCCCCGATTTTGTCCGCCGGGATAAAGTTTTCAAGTATTTTCAGCTCGTTCAGTCCTTCGCGCCATTCTAAACCGATCCAGTCCCGGACCTCCTCACCCGCCATAATGCCGTGTATATAAAGATTGTCTCCGATGTTTGCCAGGTCCTTAATGTCATAGTCAAATAAGCTGCGGATATTACAGCGGAAATACCAATCCGGGTTAAAGATTATGTCTCTGGTTAGCGTCTGTTCAATGGTCTTTGCCAGTGAATGAATCGTTCCCGAAATAAAATTGTTATACTCCTCTTTCTTGAAATCACCGACGCCCACAAAAAAAGCCGGAACCCCAAAGATTCCGGCAACGGTACGCTTATCAATTTCCACCCCTTCACTGATGGCAATATCTTTTAAGCTCAACGGCTTAACTTGCTGCACCTCGATTAAATCACTGGGGATAATCCAGGGGCGGCCAGTCTCCGTTCGCGTTAGATACATTTCTTCAATTTCGCGTTTTCCATCTTCTGTTGTAAATTCTTCTGTTAACCCGTCCACCTTAACAATTACGTTCGGCATGTATTTACCGCCCATGAATGCCTTTCGCGTATTTGCAGCCTGCCTTAAATTGGCGGTAACGTCTTTTAGATTTACGCGGTAACCTGTCCCCAAATAGGGATGCTCCGGGTCTGGGTTGATGGCAAAGTGTATTATTTCATCTGGGTTAAAAACCTTTGTACCATACTGTATCTGGTACCCTTCATCTGTATTAACAAAGCTTAATTTTGAAGGTCTTAACGGCTTTAAGTTCTCTAACAGTCCGTCTTTAAATTCAGGATAAACAACCGCGTTCCCTTCCCCATATAAAAGAAGGTTTGAAACAATGGTATAAACCCAGCTTTTCCTTGTCATATATTGGCAAGGTTCAATGTCAATTTTACGGGCCAGCTCATTTTTTAAACGGACGTCCCCGGTTTCCCGGTTTTCAAACAGGCGAATGGTCATATTCGAGATAAGGTCCGCTATCCGATGAACTGCTATTTTTACCTCCGGATTATCACAAAGCCTGGTGTATCCCGGTATCGCCAAAGTATCCCAGGCGGCCGATGATAAAAGCCATTTTTCGGCGTTTTCCTGATCGCCTGTTTTATCCGGCTCAGACCGGATACGGGTCCGGTTTAATCTGTTGTTAATGTTCATACTTTAAAATTCCTTTCTTATCCTCCTGCCAGAAACGCTGCTGCAGTATCGGACTTACTTAAATCTTCCAGCATATTGACCGCGCCAAAGACACCCGCGTCAAAAAGGTCAATGCGCTGTGTGCCGCCGTCTCCGTCTACTTTTTCATACTGAATCATGTCGTCTGTCTTTTCGATGGCTCTTACATTCTGGACGCAATATTCAAAGGCTTCATTGTGCAAGTAGTAAAATTCCCCTTCTTTGGCCTTTGTTTCAATGCGCCGGAATCCTTCAGATTTTTTATAAAAGTACTGTGGCTGATCTTGTATCCTGAACTTTGCTTTCTTCATCAATAAGAAAAATTCCCGCCCAAATTTTTTATCAAAACCAACCATTTTGATCCTAAAGCCCATCTTTCGCATTTTGATAAACCAGTTCACTATATCGGCGTAATGGGTTGTTGGTGTGTTGCTCATGGTCAGCACGCCGTCGTCCTCCCAGCCAAACAGCGGAATACCATCTTCATCAGCTTTTAACGTTGCAGCCACAATCGGAAAAAAAGCGTGGGTGATACAAATATCAATGCTTTTGCCTTTGTAAGTATAGTTTCCATAGAGACACGCCGCTGTAAGGTCGTGTAGTTTGGATAAATCGGCCCCGCCATACCACCTGATCGGCAGCTTTGCCAGCTCTTTCAGTGTCCAATTGTATTTACGATCCGATTGCCTGAATTCATTAATATTAAAATAGGCTTTCATGGCCGCGGTATAAACATTCAATGATTTCGCAAAGAAGTCTTTCCGCTGCTGCGGATCGTTCTGTGCCTGCAAAGCGTCGTTTAAAATATCCTCTGGCCTGATGGATACCCCATACGCCGGATTTGCCATTTCATGTATTTTAGGGTTCGTATAATCGACGTTCCCTTTTTCGTCCTGATCGGCCTTGCAAATAAAAACAAAAAAAGCTTCTGTCTCTACGGTCGTAACTGTTTTATCCAGTATTTTTTTACAATACTCCAACCGTTTATAACAAAAACTATTCATATTGTCGCCCGCTGTCGTTATCCCGATCATGAGCTTATTGGTATAGGCTTTCATAGCTTCTTTTATGATATTGTACTGTTTGGCCGTTTTATAAGCGTGTATTTCGTCCGCGATGGCAATATTACAGTTTAAGCTGTCCTGTCGATCTGGATTCGCAGCCAACGCCTGGATAAACAGCGCCCCTTTTCCAATCGCTCCGCTTATGCTGTGTTCCTGGTTATTGTCGATCACCCGAAAGTTTTCTTTTTCTCCCATCATTTCCAGATTGAAGTTAATAAAATTAAAACTCTCTAACGCCTGCTTTAAAGCTGCGGCCACGATATAAACCTTTGAACCGCTTTTTCTTTCTAAAAGTCCTAAAGCCCAGGCCAGAGCCGCCGCGAACGTTGTTTTTATATTTTTACGCGGAATAAAAATAAACGCTTCTTTAAAGCGCCGTATCCTTGTCCCTTTCTTATAAAAACCTAAAAGGTTATAAATAATAAATTTGTGGTATGGTTCAAGCAAAAACGGTTCTCCTCTAAGCGGCGTACCGTCCAGCCTTTCCCCTTGTGCGTGTACAAAAGTTTTTTCAATTGCCCTAATTACCCATTCAGCGTCGCGCGGGTTAAATTCATATCCTGGCTTTTTCAAATCTTCTAAGAAACGCGTACAGCCCTGTATCTGCTCTTTACATGCAATTTTCCGGCCCTCTACAATGCTTGTGGCATACTCCATAACCAAATCATAATTTTTGTATTTTTTAGTCATCATCGAAAAGTGCCGCCAATCTTGATTTTTTCTGTATGTCGGTTGTCACGGATTCTACGGACTTTGGATTTAAGCAAAGCCGATCAGAATAAGTCACAATGTCTTTTCTTAGGCTTTCCAGAGTTGAGACAAGGGCAGACTTTTTTGTCCCTCCGGCCGCGGTCGTGGTTTCATACAGCCGCCCGCCTTGTTCAAAGGCAACGCTGACTTGATAATACTGCTCTAAAAGTCCGGCGTAAATGGTGATCATGCTGTCATATTCTGGCTTGTAAACGCCTAGTCCTTCCATGTCCTCTACTACCTGTTCTTTTATACTCTTTTGCTTATAACCTATAATGTCTTTTCTGCTTTTTGTTGCCATAGTCTCACCTCCTTCAAGGTAAAAAAAGTTTTTTGGAAAGTCGGTCTATTGGAAAGAGTTATTACCCTCCCCGGTCCCTC